AACAGGGCATCAATAATCAAGCAGCTTTGGCTGCTGCTGCTGCTTTGTTCTCTGCTCAAAAGCGCCGACCAGTTGGCACTGGTCCAACTTTTGGCGAAGCAATTGGAGGCGCATTGATGGCTGGTCAGCAAGGCTATCAGCAAGCTCAATCAGGCGCTTTGCAAAACATGATGGTGCGTCAAAAGTTAGATGAAGCTCAACGCGAAAAGCAGTTGCAGCAGTATTTGCTTGGCGGTGGTAGTCCAATGCAAGCAGCGCCAGTTGCTGCAATGCCAACTGAACCTGTTAGCGGCGTTGACCTTGGTGGTCGTGGCGCTGCACCAAACACTATGCTTGGTGAAGGTACTTACACAGCTCCTGCTCCAGTGCCTATGGCTCCTGTGGTTGCACAACAACCAGTTGGTGGCAACTTGTTTTCTAAACTGACACCGGAGCAACGTGCATTGGCTGCTTTCTCTCCAAAGACTGCAATCCCTGCAATTCTTCAAGAAGAACTCAAGCGCGAGAGCTTCAACATATTGACTCCTGCACAAGCAACTGCATTGGGATTGTCGGCTGATGGAACTTATCAGCAGAACTCTCGCACTGGTCAGGTAACTGCTGTTACTTCTGCTGAAGCTACACCAACAGAGATTCGTTTGTTGAAGGCTACTGGTACACCAGTGACTATGGCAAACATCATGGCTATCCGCAAGTCTAGTGCTGTGCAGGTAAACATGGGTGAAGGGCAAAAGGGTTTTGAGAACGAATCAAAGCTCAAATCAATGTTCTCTGGTGAGCCTATCTACAAAGACTTCAGCGATATGCAATCCGCATATAAACAAGTTCAATCTTCATTAAAGCAAGCCAATCCAATTGGCGATGTTGCTGCTGCCACAAAGATTATGAAGCTCTTGGACCCTGGCTCGGTGGTGCGTGAATCTGAGCTTGGTATCTCTATGGCTGCGGCTGGAAAGATGGACCGTTTGCAGAACTATGTGCAGAACTGGACGCAAGGTACAAAGCTCACACCGACACAACGTCAAGACTTCCAGAACCTTGCAAACGAGTTGTATGCTGCTGCTGGTCAGACTTACAACATGAAGCGCAATGAGTACGCTGAATTTGGTAGTAAATACAATCTTGATGCAACCAAAGCTCTTGGCGCTCCTGCAAAGATTCCATCATTGATGACAAACTCAGGCGCTCTTGATGCTGGCGGTGGTGGTCAACAACGCAAGCCATTGGCTAACATCTTTGCACCACAAACACAAAACTAAGGAATAGATCATGGACGGTCTACAAACAAAAATCTCTGAGGCTCGTAAAGCTGGCTACGGTGACGATGAGATCGTCCAGTTCTTGGCTCAGATGCCTGACGTTGGCGCTCAAGTCAATGAGGCGTTAAAGAATCAATATCAGCCAAATGAAATCTTGAAGTTTTTAGCGGAACAGAAGCCTTCTGCTTACCAACAAGGAGCTGCAAAACCTGAAGGTGAACGAGCCTTCATCAATGCCTTGCAAGGCCCATCGTTTGGTTTCTTTGATGAGTTTGCTGGCGCTGTATCAGCTCCATTCAAAGCAGTTCAGCAAGGCATCCCATTGACTGAGGCTTATCGTCAAGGTCGTGACATCGTTCGCGGCGCTGGTGAGTCGTTTGGCAAGGAAAGCCCTTGGCTGTCTGCTGCTGGTCAAACAGCAGCTTCATTGCCATTGATTGCAACACAAGGTGTAACCAAAGGCGTTCAGGCTGCTGGCAAGATGGCAGAGCCATACGTTTCACCAATGATTGCTAAAGCTGGTCAGTATCTGGCTGGCGCTCCTGCTGCTGGTCAGGTTATGGGTTTAGGTCAACGCGCTGCTCAAGCTGGCGCTTCTGGCCTTGGCTATGGTCTTATTGGTGGACTCGGTTCAACCGAGGCTGAATCAATTGGCGACATCACGAAAGATGTGTTGAAGTCAGGCGTTACAAGTGCTGGTGTTGGTGCAATATCTCAACCCGTGATGGCTGTACTTGGTGCTGGTGGTCGTCAAATCGCCGGTCGTGTATCTGACAAAGCTGCAACTAAGTACGCTGAACAAAAGGTTGCTGAAGCCTTACTGCGTGACACACCACCAGACTTGCTGTCTAGTGCTTTGGGTATGTCTCAGGCTCGTATGGGTAAGCTCGGTGCTGAAGCTCGCATTGCTGACGTTGGTGGTGCTAATACACGTCAATTGCTGGACACAGTTGCAACGCTGTCTGGCGAGACTAAACAGACATTGGAACGCGCAATTCGTGAGCGTCAATCAGGTCGTGCTGGTCGTTTAATTGGCGCTGCTGATACTGCACTCGGCACTCAAGGCGCAGACTTCCTTGGAAGTCTTGAGCAGTTCAGCGCACAACGTCAATCAGCTTCACGTCCTTTCTATGATGTGATTGACAAGGCTGTCATCACAGTTGATAACCAACTGATGGATGTCTTGAACCGTTCTAAACGCGCTCAAGGTGCTGCTGAATTGCTGTTTGAGACTAAGACAGGCCAGACCCTTGACTTGTCCAAGTTAAAGGTTGGAGAGCAAGTTCCAATGAACGTGCTGGACACATTGAAGCAGTCTTTGTATGACTCAGCTCAGACATTGAAGCGTTCAGGCAGCGGTCAGCAAGCTAACGCATACGATGATGTGCGTACAAGTCTCGTCAGCTTGTTGGAAGCTAAGTCGCCAAAGGTTGGCGGTCAATCCGCTTACACGCAAGCCATGAAAACTTGGGCTGGTCCTTCTCAGATGATGGATGCTGCTGAAGCTGGTCGCAAGGCTTTGACAGGTGACATTATGGACGTGAAACAATTGGTAAAAGGTTTCACACCATCAGAGATGGATGCTTACAAGATTGGCGCTTTGCAAGCATTGCGTCAAAAGACAGGTACTGAGGCTGGTCAAACATCTTTGCTGAAGATGTGGAAAGAGCCAGCAACTCAAGACCGTTTGCGTGAAGTGTTTGGCAATGACTACCGTCAGTTTGCATCTGCTGTTGCAAAAGAGGCTCGATTGAAGGGCATGGAGTCTGCTGGTCGCGGTTCTCAGACTGCTGCACGTTTGGCTGGTGCTGCTGATTTGGACGTTGCTCCATTGATGCAAGGAGTTCAAGCCGCTGGAACTGGCAATGTGCCAGCCATGATTTCTGCTGGTTCATCTTTGATGAGCAAGGTGCAGACACCAGAACCAGTGCGCAACGAGATTGGTCGCATCCTGCTTTCACGCGAACAGCAAAAGCTGCTCGACTTGAATGAGACAATGAAGCGTCTTAACGCATCACGTGCTGCGGCTGCTGGTTACGGTGGCTATACAGGTGGACAGATTGGTAGCAACTTGGCAATGCCTCAAAACGGACAGTAAATCATGGCTGGACTTTTAGATTTTGAAGGACTAGGAGCAATGGGAATTGCTCCTTATGGCTTGCGTTACAGCGGAAACGCACCAAAAGGCAAAGGTTACTTTGGCCCTCTTGCACAGTCGGAAGGTGGGTTCTCAACTGAAATATCAGCAGAATCAACTATTGATGGCAAGAATATTGAATATCCTTTAATGGTTCCATCTCTAACAAAAGAGCAACTAGACTATCTTTTGTCAGGTCAAGAGCCATCAGATGACATCTATAAAAAGGCTGAAGAATATGCGCGTCAGCGTATCAGTCAAGGTTTAAGCCCATTTGCTGGTAACAACGAACTACGCTATCCAGTTCCAACTGGATTACTCTATTCAGGACAGTAAATCATGGCAACACAAAACCCTTACTCAGACAGTCTTTTGATGGATGCAGTGCGCGGCTCTTTGAGCAACGCAGAGTCTCTTGGTCGTGGTTTTGCTGTTGCGCCAGTTGGTTTGCTTGGCGACATCAACGCATTAGGTCGTCAGTACATCACGCCACGTCTGCCACAAGGTGTGCAAAGCCTGTTGCAGTCAGCTCCAGCAGCACCAACGACAGAGCAGATTCTGTCCAACATTCCACGTGTGTCTAATCCACGCATGGAGACTGCTGGCATGGAGCAGCTTGGCGCTGCAATGAATCCACGTGGTCCTGTTGATTTGGCGCGTGGCGTTGGTCGTGTTGCTGGTAATGCCATCAATGAAGCAATGGTCTATGACCGTGGGTTGCTGGCTGGTATTACGCCACAGCCTATGCGGATGGATGTTTATCATGGTTCTCCACATGGTCCATTCACAAAGTTTGACCCAACTAGAGCAAGAACTGGAGAAGGTAATGCTTCTTATGGTGAAGGCGCTTATTTAGCTGAAGCACGTGGAACTGGCGAGGCTTACAGAAGGCAATTGGCTAAAGAAAATCTAGCAATGGATTTAGGTTCAAAGCTCAATATGGTTGATGTTGGAGGCACACCATTGACAAAATTCAATGTTGACCAAAGCCCTGAATTGTTAGATGCAGCAAAGGCTGGAAAGACTGAATTTGTAGATTTAGCAAAGTCAAAATTAAATCGTTGGGAAGATATGGCAAAGGACAGTTCTTATCCTTTCCCTGATTACGCAAAAGAAAAAATCACTGCTTACAAAGGTTTGCTTGATGCAACAGATAAAGGCGGTGTCAATTACACAGGTTCTGGATTCCTTTACAAAGTAGATTTGCCAGACGAAGCAATCCCAAAAATGTTGGATTGGGACAAGCCACTTAGTCAACAAACACCAGAAGTTCGTCAAGCACTTGAGAAGATTGGCTATCAGGTTGACAAAGAAAAGTTATCTGAGTTTGACGATGCGTTGTTAAATGCGCTTGCAAACGATGGTTCAACAAATTTACCAAAACAGCCATTAGATTTATCTGGTGAAGCTATTTATACAAAGCTAAGACAAAGTTTTGCTAATAATCCTTCAATGGCTTCAGAGGAATTGCAGAAGCAAGGCATTACAGGAATACGTTATCTTGACCAGATGAGTCGTGGAGTTACTCCGAAGTGGACAGTAAACATTCCTGATTTTGGTGGATATGACTTTTCATCTCTTGATGAAGCTAATGCGTTCATAAAAAATAACCCGCAGTACAAGACGCAATTGATTGAACCTGAAATTAATACATCAAACTTTGTTGTGTTTCCGCAATACCAAGACTTGCTGACCATCAAAGAGATTAACGATCAGCCAGTTCAAGGCTTACTTGGACGCTGACCCAAAGAACGCAGCCGTCAACGGGTCGCGTTTGATCTTTCTGTGAAGCTGGCGTTCACGCGCTAAACGAAACGCCTTCTTCTCCACATCTTCCTTCTCACGCATCTTCTGAACACGCTGCGTACTCGTCATAGGCTTTGGCTTGACGGCATCAACACCAATGCCATAACGGTAAGCAGCAGTCGGGATGCTTTGATACTCAGCAGGATGCCACTCTTGAATGAACACGTTGCCATTCTTGTAAAGCTCATGCAGGATTGCTCTTGCATGGCGCACGTGGCAATGAATAACCTTTGACACTTCCATCGCTGTCAAAGGTTTGTCCATGATTGCTTTGATGAGCCTTGGACGCTGGACTGATTTCATTGCTTGCGTCTTTCAATCTCACGATTGATGTACCAGACAGCCTTCTCTAAGTCTTCGATTGCATCGTGCTTCAAGTCAGCTCGCCAGATGTACTTCACAGCGTTACCGAGGCAAAAGTTCATGTGTTCCGTCACTTGTATCGCCTGAATCCCTGACGGGTGGCTGTTGTAGTGCTTCGGGTTGTTTACGTTGTCCGTCATCTGTCTTGTCTTTCTTGCCAAAGATTGCATCCCAATTGCTGATTATTTTGTCAGTATCTTCTTTACGTCTTGTACTGCCCTTGCCCATTATTTTTTCTCCAATGTATCAATGCAGTCTTGAACCCACGCTTTGATTTGTTCGTGTCGTTTCCAGTAGTGTTTTTGATTTCCGTTATAACCACCGTCTTCTTCAGCGACCATGCAGTAATCATACAAATGCCTGAAATGCGCCAACGTCAAAGGTTTGATTTTCGTTTTCTTTTCAAAGACTATTTCCATGACTCAATCCTTCACCCAAAGACCATCAGCGTTCAAAGAACCAGTGCGGTCTTTGATCTCTTGATACGCCAGCTCGAAGCAAGTTTGTAAGTCTAGGTCTGCAATTGCAGCACCCATGACCAGCGTGACAAGGATGTCGCCATAGGCATCAGCCATTGCAGCGCGGTCATTTTGATTGATTGCCTCAAACAACTCATTAAGCTCCTCTTGCGTTTTCATTGCCTGAGCAAATGGATTGCTGTTTTGCACAATTCCACGGGCTTCACCCCATTGGATAACTTTGATCTCTGTTGCTGCGTAACTCATTTTTTCTTTCCTTTTGGTGTGACGTTTGCTGTGCCAGCTCTACTAAAAACCTTGAACTCACGAGGAGCCAAGTCAACTCTTTCTTTTGCGGTCTTCTTAGGTCGCATCATCTCAGGCGCTCGGTTGACGTGAAGCGGTTTGACCATGTGGTGAATTGTGCCAAGAGCTGGATTCGTTTTTCGCAGCTCCTCAGTATATTCAGCCATCATCTGAGAAGATTTCTTGTGCTTGTTCTGCACCATGATGCTGGCTGTAAAGTCCTTCATGTACGTCTTCACGTAATCAGGATGAAATGCGTTAATTACCGTCATTGAATGATTCCATTAAAAAAAGTGATGTGATGTAGATTGCTGCTACACCGATGAAAGTTACAAAGCCAACGCCAAGCAAGAAGCAAAGCAGAGCGATGTTTGAGATGTCTTCAGTTGCAAAGTCATTCATACCAGACGATTCCTCCTTTGTTGATTCTTACTTGCAAAGCCCAACCCCACCCAAGCCCCCAAATAATCCAGATGATTCGGTCAGCGTGTGACCAGAACTCTGGGTCTTTGTTCCAGTTAACAAAGCCAAACAGCACGTAGACAACTGCCAGCATGATTGGGTATGCAATCAGGTCAATATATTTCATGGTTTGCTCCTAAATTCCTTGATGCCCATTCTGTGAACTTCTTGTCAGTTTGTATTCGTTTGCTTGGCTTGTTTGGCGGTGGAAGCACACGCTTCCTAGCGACAGGCTTTGGTGCCTCAATTGGCTTAGGCCACGGTGCGTTGGGTGCTAGAACTGTTTTCATGTGTTTTTCTCATTAAGTTTGGCTTCTGTTCTTTCAACCAAATCGTGAAGACCCTGCTCAGTAGCGGTAACAAGGTCGTTGATTTCAAAAACACTTAGCCCAACCCATGTGCGTTGTTGTGGTGTGGTGTAGAGAGGCACAACTTTGCGTTTACTTTGCGGATAAAGATAATCCAGCCGCGCTTTTTCGGCATGGGCTACGTCTTCAACTTGAAAGATGTTTAAGTTGAATTGCCCATCGCAATACACACACCACGCCACAGGCTCACCCTGCTCTTGCTTGGCTAGTGCTGACTTTTTTCCAGCTTCATACGCATCATAAACATTTGTAACAACAGCGCCACAAGGCATAACAGCCGCACATTTACTTTCTTCTTTCATAGCGGAGCCTCTGGCAGTTGTGCGCGTTGCGCTTGTTGGTACGCTTGTTCTTGTGCTTTTGTCCACGGTACTGGTGGATAGCTAGGGAATGGCCAGTTAGTCAATGTCATAGCAATCATCCTCATCTTTCTCTACTGGCTCAACGCCAGTTCCGTGGCACTTGCGGCAAGCTGCACCGTCATACATTCCTTCACCGCAGCCACCGCACCAGCTACACGCTTCTTCTTCGTCATCTTCCATCACACATTCAATGCAAGAGCAATGTGACGTTCCGCAGTTTTGTGGTTTGTTCATTTACTTCTCCAATACTGAACGCGCCTTACGCGCTTTGATTTCCTTGGTGACAATATCCATTGCCTTTTCAAGCTCGCCAATGGTTGTGATCTCAAGCTGTGCATCATGGATTTCCATGACCAAGTTGATGGCAGACAACTCAGCAGCCTTCAAGATGAACTTGTCATCACGTCCAACACCACGCTTGGCAACGTCAAGCAAAGCATCCTGACCAGCCTTGATCTCCTTGGCGTAGTCATCACCAATCTGCATACGTGCCAGTGCTTCTGCAATGTTGAACGCGCTGATGATGGTGTCAATATCCATGCGCGTGGCTTCACCCTTGCGCAGACACTCCAATGATTCATGGTTCTTGATCTTCAAGTGCAGCACAGCATTACCTGTCTGGCTGATATTCTTAAAACCATTGATGACCCATTGAACAGCGTCAAGGCGAACGCCTTTAGGCTTGTACTTCTTGCGTGGTTTGCTCACTGCTGCTGCTCCATCAGGTCAAGCTCTAATGACTTCACACGTTCGCGCAATGAGTCAACTTCTTGTTCGTAAATCTCAAGTTGCTTGACCAAATCGCACAGCATGGTTGCAATCTTTGATGGTCCTTCAGCTTGGTAGGCTTCCAGCTCACGCGCCATCAGCAGGGCTTGTACTCTATTTTTCATTTCTGCACCCTTGATTGTTTGCTGCGTGAGTGTTCACGCTCCTGCTTAACCCCACCAAGCCATCCAGCCATTGCGCCACGGCTGGCAGCTTCACGAATCATGGTGGCTAATTCATCAGGACGAATCACGCCAACCTTGCCACCAGAGCGGCGAATGAAGTCGGTCACGATGTCGTCAATGTCGTTTTGTAGTTGCTCGGACATAAATTGTTCCTCTCCAAATATCATGCGTTGTAGTCTTGCGATGAGCCTTCAATTGAACAACGCCAAACAAGAAAGTTGTTTTCCTTGGCTTGTTGCTCAATCCACGCGCTAAATTCTTTAATCAAGATGCTTGTTGGCAATGGCCTGAATGAAGCCACTTTGACTTTGAATTCAATGTCTTCTGTTACTGCTTTGACGCTGCTCATGTTTAACCCCAAAGATGTGAAACCAAGAAACCAGCAGCAAAGGCACAGGCAATGTAGACCCAGAACTCTGCTTGAGCTGAAGCATCAGATTGATGGCCTTCCATCCATTCCCAACGCTGGCGTGATTCAATCGCATCAACAGTGTTTGGGTAGGCTTCCTGCATAGTGCGTGGATAGGTGCGGGTTGTGTCGTTGAGTTTCATGGTTTCAATCCTTAGTGGTTGTTGATGAGTGAATCATATCACACTTGATTAGCATGACAAGGATTATTTTTGATAGGTGTGTCGTTTGCACCACAAATCCCTAAAATCCTAGTCGGCTGGTCGGTTTCTCCAGCCTATGCTGCGTAGCTCTCCTCTGCGCAGTTGCCTTTCAATGGGTGGCGGTTCGCTGTCACCCATCTTTTTGCCTATGTGATTACATAGTCAAGTTCATGTTAACATACTGCACATGAACACATCTACATACATCACAGACATCAAGCAACGAGCTGCGGCTGCTGGCTTCAACATGGCAGAGGTCAGCCGTGAGGCTGGACTAGACCAAGCCCAAGTCTCTCGCTGGATTTCAGGCAAGACAGTTCCACTGGTGTCATCCGTGGACAAGCTGAAGGCTGCGCTTGATCGTCTTATCTCTACGCGCATTGATACGCTCACCAAGGACGCAGCATGATTCGCGTCATGGGTGTTGATATTGGCGCTCAAGGCTCGTTCTCGCTGTACGTTGACGGAAAGTTTGAACGCGTCATTGATATGCCTTGCGTTGAGGTCATTCGCGGCGGCAAGAAGAAGAACCATATCTCTGCGCAAGGTGTGGCTGCTGCCATCAAGGAATTGAACCCAACTCACGCCATCGTGGAGAAGGTCGGCGCAATGCCCAACCAAGGCGTGACATCAATGTTTGCGTTTGGTCGTGCTGCTGGATTGATTGAAGGCGCATTGTCTGCGTTGTCAGTACCAATCACATTCGTCACACCACAAGCATGGATGAAGGCAACACAGTGCGGCAAAGGCAAGGACGCAATTCGTCATCGCTGCATGGAGTTGCATCCAGATCACCAGCAGTTGTTTGCTCGTGTGAAGGACAGTGGCAGAGCGGATAGTACGATGATGGCTTATTACGGGAGCAAGTTATGACATACGAACAAATGCTTGAGAGCGTCAGAAAAAGACTTAGCAAATACTCAATAAAAAATGAATCAACTGGCTGCATTGAATGGAATGGTTGCAAAGATAAAGATGGATATGGTCTTTTGATTGTTTCTGGTCTATCAGAAAAAAAACGCAACGTTAAAGCACATCGACTTTCATATTTGATTAACGCTGGCAATTTGCCAGACGACAAATTTGTTTGCCATAGATGTGACAACCCATCCTGCATAAATGCAGACCATCTTTTCATTGGTACTCCAGCAGACAACGTTGCTGACATGATGAAAAAAGGTCGTTATGTTTCTGGTGGTAAGCCACACTTTGGAGAGTCAAATCCAAAAGCAAAACTTACAAGAAAACAGGTTGATGGAATTCTTGTATTGAAAAAGTTCGGTATATCTGCGCAAAAAATAGCAGATAGTCTCGGAATGAATAAATCATCAATTCATAGGATTTTTACGGGGAAGGTATGGGCCGTAGCATGACCGACAACAAATCAGAAACCGAAGTGATGCGCGAACACATTGTCTGGCTTGGCTCTGAGCTGGTGAAGACACAAGCGCAGCTCACAGCTCGCAATAACATCTTGCAAGATATGTTGAACCCTGACGTATGCGGTTGAGCAGTGCCGCAGGAGATACGTTCAGCCATTTACAACTTGTTCAGCCATGAGCGTGAAGTGGAGGTGGATTCATGGAATCGAAAGTAAACCGCGCATTGTTAAAACAAGCATTTATGACCCATCATGCTTGGCTACGGAATAGATTCATAAATGAAAATGAATTTGAGTCAGCAATGACACAACATTTTTTTTGGTTATTTGCTGTTGATGAATATTTTGAGTTGAGACATTCAATGACAGAAGAAGAAAACACGAAATTTATGTTGGCAAGCAATTGCTACGATTAACAACAAAGGAAGAAACCATGAAAATCAAACTAAGACCATCAGCAGCATCACGCTGGATTAACTGCCCTGCATCAGTCAAGCTGTGCGAAGGCATCCCAAACAGTCCAGCAGGAGAAGCAGCGCAGATCGGCACAGCTATTCATGCTGTTGCTGAGACTTGCATCTTGACGGGTATGTCTCCAGTTGACTTCATTGGCAAAGAAGTGGAAGGCATCACTATCACTGACAGCAATGCTGACTTTGCGCAGCAGCACATCTATCACGTGCGTGATTTAGAGCTGCGTTTGGGGACGTTAAAGGTTGAACAGTACGTCACCATTTACGAGTCGGACAAGGTTGAACTTGGTGGCACTGCTGACGTGTTGGCTTACTCAGATGAGCAGGACACGCTGGTCATTGCAGACTTGAAGACAGGCCGTGGTTATGTGGACGCTGACTCTGACCAGATGAAGCTGTACGCCATTGGCGCGATGCGTTCACTCAAGGCAGAGTTCAAGAACATCGAGCTGGCCATCATTCAGCCGCACCACGGCGAGCCACGCACTCACAAGCTGACCTTCAAGGAATTGAACCAGTGGGCGTTGGAGAACCTGACTCCAGCATTGGTTGCAATCTCTGAAGGCACTACAACACCAACGCCATCAGAGAAGGCGTGTCAGTGGTGTCCAGCCAAGGCAACTTGTCCTGCGCACGTTGAGACATTCAATGAGGTAGCAGCGCAGCCAGCAATGCACACGATGACAGAGGACGAGCTGGCAGCAATGCTTGCAAAGGTTGATGCTGTCGAGGACTACATCAAAGCGCTGCGCAAGTACGCCACAGAGCGTATTGAAGGCGGTGCAATTGTTCGCGGCTGGCAGATGCAACCTAAACGCGCACTGCGTAAGTGGGCTGACGAGGAAAAGGCTTACGCAGTTCTACTGCAAGCAGGGCTGACAACGCAGCAAATCTATGTGCAGTCCATGATCTCACCGTCAGAAGCCAGTAAGTTGTTGTCAAAAGAAGACAAAGCGTTGCTGGATGACATCACCAAAAAAGAATCTTCGGGTCTGACACTTGCGAGAGCTGTCGGACTTGCGCAATAATCCAAACCCCCGAGTCGTTTGACTCATAACTCTGAAAGGCAAAAAGCAAATGCTTAATCTCTCATCATCATCTGGCGGTGGCAACTACATCCGCTTCTCTCCACAAGCCAACGCATGGACAAACAGCGAAGGCGAAATCCAACTCAAGAAGGTCGTGTTCGATTGCGACAACGTGCAAACAGGTTGGCTGTTGCTCGTTACTGGTCAACGCGAATGGTTGCCTGATGCAGCTTTGGGTCAGAAGGGTAAGCAGCCTTCACCAGACCATAAGCGCGGCTTCCTTGTGAAGTTCTACAACAAGGAGATGGGCTTAGTTGAGTGGTCATCTAACGGTGTCGGTCCTAACATGGGACTTGAAGCACTCTACAACGCAGTCTCATCACAACGCGCAGCTAACGCTGGCAAGTTGCCAGTGATTGAGTACACAGGCGCGAAGTTGGAGAAGATTGGTAAAGGCACAACCCGTGTACCAGCCTTCAACATCGTGAGCTGGATTGAGCGTCCTGCTGGCATGGACTCTGTGCAAGCGCAAGATGACGGTGAACAACAGTTCACTTCATCAGGCAGCGTGTTGGAAAAGCAAACTGTTCCAGCAACAAAGTCTGCAATGGCGCAAGCTGTTGAAGAAGACGAGATGTTCTAAGGAGAATCAAATGATTGATCGTAGCTATCCTATGGAATCACAAGCAAAACTTGCTTATGCGAATGAAATTGATCGCAATCCAACTGTTGAAGAAAACATTGATGCAAAGATTCGTTACCACGAATCAGAGATTGCACGTTTGAATTCTTCAAAAGAAACTATGGCTCCATTGTTGAAGATGCGCATCCGCGACATTCAACAAGCGATGTCATATTGACGTGAAAGAAAAGACGGGGCTGCTTAACGGCGGTCCCGTTTTTTTGTCTCTATGAAAATACTAAACGAAGAATTTTTGGAGTTGCTCGTAATTGCATTGGCTCAAAGGGTCTATGAATTGGAGCAACGCATTGAAACAATAGAAGAAGAATTGGATGCCGAATAAATGCAAGCCGAACAAATAGCAAAGGCGCTAGGCAACGCGAAGAAGGTCAACGGCAGTTGGCTGGCGAGTTGTCCATTGCCAACTCATGGGCAAGGAAATGGTGACAAGAATCCAAGCCTATCAATCACTGACGGTGCGGACGGAAAGCCGCTGTTCAAGTGCCACGGTGGGTGTGAGCAGCATGATGTATTCAACGCTGTCAAGGACTATGGTCTGCTGCCGGACTTGGAGCCACGCGCTGAACTGTTAGCCAGCATCAAGCCGTTTGAAGCGCCAACTCTTGAGCATGAGTGGCACTACACGGACGAGGACGGTGTAACGCTGTTCATCAAGCAGCGTTACAAGACCAACGACACCAAGGGTAAGACGTACAAGCAGATCAGGGTGGACGAGCATGGCAAGCGCCATATGTCCATCACCGGCGCAAAGATCGTCCCGTACAACTTGCCAGAGGTGGAGCTGGCTAGGCAAGCTGGCAGAACAGTATTCGTAACGGAAGGCGAGAAGGCAGCGGACGCGTTAAATCAACTTGGTGTCGTCGCTACCTGTACCCATCAAGGAGCATCCAGCTTTCCTGAAGATGCCATCCAGTATTTCGCTGGTCTGAACGTGGTCATCCTGCCTGACAACGACAAGGTTGGTTGGGAGTACGCGAAGAAAGCAGTCAAGGCGCTCAAGAACGTCACCAACTCCATCCGAGTCGTTGACCTACCGTTGGATGACATCAAGGAAGATGCTTATGAGTACGTGAACAGGTACGGCTATGACAAGCAGGACTTGGCAAACCTGACCAAGAACACGGACAAGATAACGTCAGAAGATGACGTAACGATTCCTGAACGGTTCAGCGAGGCAGAGGAAAAAGAGACAACTGTCAAGGAATCCTTGATAGTTGAACCATCAACTATCCAAACACTCAGACAACCATTCAAGATTGAGCAACTCGACGACATCGACGACGAGCCGGTGGAATGGCTCATTGAAGGTGTCATCCCAAAGAAGGCGTTTGTTGCTTTGTACGCGCCACCAGCATCATTCAAGTCATTCGTAGCATTGGACATTGCTGAGTGCATTGCAACAGGACGAGAATTCCTGACAAAAGAAGTCAAGCATCAAGGTGCAGTGCTATACATCGCCGGCGAAGGTCATGGTGGTATCGGTGCGCGTATCAAGGCCATGAAGAAGCACCACAACACACCAGCCGGTGCGCCAGTGTTCTTCCTGAGAAAGCAGATCAACCTGAGATCAAGCGCCACGGACATCCAAGACCTAATCCAAGCTGTGGACGACATCCAAGCAACTCACGACATCCAGTTCGAGCTGGTGGTGATCGACACGCTTGCCAGAGCGTTTGGCGGTGGCAATGAGAACGCGAGTGAAGACATGGGAGCCTTCATTACAGCGGCAGGAGCTATCCAAGGACGGTACAACTGCGCACTCCTAGTGGTTCACCACGCTGGTAAGGATGCCACCAAAGGTTTGCGTGGTCACAGCTCACTATTAGGTGCTGTGGACACGGAACTGGAGATCATCCGCATCGAGGACGCGCCTAAAGGCATCCTGCACATCAGCAAACAGAAGGACGGTGAGGACGGTCAAAGGTACGGTTTCCAGATGATTACGGTGGAGTTATCCACAACACTTCTGGGATTCGATACGGTAACCAGTTTGGCGGTTGAAGTTGATGGAGAAATCAACGTAAACAAACCAAATTACTCGCCTCCTCCAGATAGAACTGGTAGCGGTAGGAATCAGCAATTGGCCTTGAACTGCCTACATTCAGCCATCAAGAAGTTCGGAATGATGGAGAACATTGACGGCAAGCGCAACAAAGCTATCAAGCTCGACCAGTGGAGAGATGAGTTCAAGGCAAAGATGGGCAGCGATGTGGAGCCATCAACCTTCAATAAAGCATGGACAAGGGTCAAGTCTGGACTCGTTGATCTTGAAAAGGTAGAGATTCACAACGATTGGTGTTGGGCAATTTATGCAGAACACGATGGCTCTGGTACTGTTATTCCATTCAGCAAATGAGCATGGGAAAACAGGTAGGACAAATGGACAAATGGAGGACATTTAGGACAAATGGGAAATCCCATATGTCCCGACAATAAGGTAGGACAAATGGTGTGTGGGTATATATATACACACACCATATGTCCTGTTGTCGCGTTGAAGTGTCTTGGTTTGATTGATGGTTTGTAAGAAAAGTGTAAGGAGAGATTTGTGGCAACAAGGCAGATAAAAAAGAAGGTTGAGCAACCGAGTATTCCAGCAGACCCGTTTGAGCTGTTCATGCGAAGTAAGTTGATTGAACTTCTTAATGTTCAACAAGCGCACGAAAAGAAGTGGGGCATCAGCAGACTGATTGGTTTGGTGGATGAGGAGTTCCGAACCAAGTTTTGGATGCAGTCGGAAAGAATCTATGCAGCTCAGAAGATGCGGGATGAGGTCAGGCTGACAAAAGCAGTGGATGGCATGAAGAAGGCTTATGCAGCACTGGAGCAGTGGGCGGTTACAACTGGCGTTAGACAAATGCCCGAGGTGAAGCATTGCCAGTATGAGATGAAGGACGGCTCAATCATGGTTGTGGTTGAGACTTACGAGGATGCGCTTCACTTTGACCAGTTCATGGGTCACGATGAGCGTAGACACATCTGGTGCATGGAGGAGCTAGAGCTGGTTATGAACGCTGAAGTGGTCAAGGAAACTATGGCTTTGAAGCGTCAGCATCCTCAAGCTCAGATGGTTAGATTGGACAAACCAGCTAACAAATTCCCTGATGGTGGAGCTACTGGTTTGGAGGATATGCCGTCTGATGATGGCGTTTTAGACGGTTCTCGTATGGCTAAGGTGTTCGACACGTCTGTGTATGGCTCTAAAACGAAACAGAAGGCACTTTAAAGCGATTTAAATGTGTGGTTAATGGCTAGGTAGCCATGAGTGTTAATAATTGATTCTAGGAGGTTTAAATGGCTGGTAATAAAAAGAAGGTGCATGACTTAGCGTTGCTTGATACGCTGCCTGTCGAGCAAATGCAAACCATGTTCGAGGCTGGTATGTCCGAAACTCGCATCTGTATGCAGCTCGGTATTGGAAAGAAAGCCTTGACGGAATGGCTTGACCGTCCAGAACAGGAAGGCTTCCTCTCGCGTGTACGTGCGCGAGCCGCCGATAACCTTGTAGGTGAAATGATTGACATTGCCGATGAGACTGATTACCAAGAGGTTCAAAAGGCTAAATTAAGGGTCCAAACGCGCCAGTGGGTGGCTGAACGCTGGAATCCAGCAGCATACGCACAGAACAAGATGCCAAGCGTTACGGTCAATCTGGCTAACTTGCGGCTCGATGCGCTGCGACATGGCGAGGTTATCGAGGCTGAGTTACCCACAGACAAACTGAGCTAAGTTGTTCAAGTTGTCCACAGCTCACGTGATTTGTTGCAGCGATGCAACACAATGCGTGTATGAGCTGTGGATAACGCTGAAATAACTTTACATAATGGACATTGTATAAAGCACGTGCATGATTTAGTATTCACTTTGCATCTAGGCAAGGACTGTGCCAGCCTGACCCGTGTCTAGCCCCCCCCCGTGGTGGGGCTGTGGGCGGGGCGGCTGTACATTGGCAACTCCACACGCATCCAGAAAAAAATTTTAATAAGCACGCCCCCACCCCCCTGCTATTAAAGAAACCGTCCAAAAAAATTAAAAAATAAAATCTGATACACTTGACCACTACATCAAGACGCATGAGGATTGCGACAAGCCTGAAGCGGCACTGTGTTGAGACAGTGTCTAGGCAGTCCTCAGCCGTGTTGGTGGACGAGACATTGCGGATTCGCGGTGGATATGGGTAGGAATGTGCCTATCAAGAATACAGGGTTCACGACCTGACACCAACAACCTACACGCATGAGGATTCCTTTCTATACCGCTACTGGTCGTGAAAGGGCCAAGTCCTCAGCCGTGTTGGTGTCGAATATTGTTCTATCTCCGCTGTCCTGTCGGAGCCCACGCTCAAAAATGAACAGGACCACCAACAACCCATTACATTCTTTGATGGCACAATGCCAACATGACGAAAGAATCAACACCAAAAGAAACCAAGAAACTCCACCCTGATACACAGGAGTTGGTGGACAACGCTGCCAAAAAGCAGCAAGAGAAGATTGCCAACAATCCTTTCGTGGCCTTCACAGCCCGATACCGAAACAACCCCGTCCTGTTCGTCAAGGAGGTCTTGAACACCACCCCTGACACTTGGCAAGAGACGATGCTCAACCACATTGCCAAAGGTGAGCGCCGAATCTCTGTCCGCTCTGGTCACGGTGTCGGCAAGTCCACAGGAGCTTCGTGGGCAATCATCTGGTATTTGCTTTTGCGTTACCCCGTCAAGGTTGTGGTGACAGCCCCCACGTCCAGCCAGTTGTATGACGCTTTGTTCGCGGAATTAAAGCGTTGGGTCAAGGAGTTACCACCGACTTTGAGGGATATGCTTGAAGTCAAGCAAGACCGCATTGAGGTGAAAGAGGCTGCTACCGAAGCCTTCGTGTCAGCGCGTACATCTCGCGCCGAACAGCCTGAAGCCTTGCAGGGTGTCCACTCGGACAACGTGATGCTGATTGCTGACGAAGCGTCCGGTATTCCTGAACAGGTCTTCGAGGCTGCGGCTGGCTCTATGTCCGGCCACAACGCCGTAACCCTGTTGTTGGGTAACCCTGTCCGAAGCTCGGGCTTCTTCTACGACACCCACAACCGTCTAGCCAACGATTGGATAACCATGAAGGTTTCCTGCGTTGACTCGCCACGCGTGTCTGAAGCCTACGTCGAGGAGATGAAAGCTCGGTATGGCGAGGAATCCAACGCTTATCGGATTCGCGTCCTTGGTGAATTCCCACGATCTGACGACGACACCATCATCCCGATGGAGCTGCTGGAGCTGGCTAAACACCGTGATGTTGAGACTTCGCAACACGCTAAATTGATCTGGGGATTGGACGTTGCACGTTTTGGTGGTGACCGCTCCACCCTTGCCAAGCGTCAAGGTAACGCTCTGATTGAACCGATCAAGGTCTGGAAGAACTTGGATTTGATGCAACTGACGGGTGCAGTGGTTGCCGAATGGGAAGCCCTGCCGTCTTCTCAGCGCCCACATGAGATTCTGGTTGACTCTATTGGTTTGGGCGCTGGCGTGGTTGACCGACTGCGGGAGTTGGGTTTGCCTGTTCGTGGCATCAACGTGTCCGAGTCCCCTGCAATGGGACAGACTTATCGAAACCTACGCGCCGAGCTTTGGTACAAGTGCAAAGCGTGGTTTGAAGCGCGTGACTGTCGTATCCCATTGGATGAGGAGCTTGTAGCGGAGTTGGCTACGGTTCGTTATTTCTTCACGTCCAACGGCAAGATTCAGATTGAATCCAAGGATGACATCCGCAAGCGCGGCTTGAAGTCACCTGACAAGGCTGACTCGTTTGTTTTGACGTTTGCCTCAGACGCTGCTGTCGGGATGTTCGGCGCGAATACTGCGCAGCAGTGGTCAAAGCCGTTGAAACGAAACCTTGCGCGGGTTGCATAATGCAGTCATTCCATTTATTTTGAAGGGGTAGGCTATGAAGATTTCCGAAGCAGCTAAGAAGATTAGCAAGGTCATGGGCGAGTTCAAGGCCGGCAAACTGCACTCTGGTGCTGGCGGCAAGGTTGTGAAGAACCCAAAGCAGGGCATTGCCATCGCATTGTCCGAAGCCAAGATGCCTATGCGCGGTCAACGTACAGCGAAGAACAAAGCTAAAAAGTGATTCCAATTTGCATTTCCACAGTACACGGCAAAGGGTTGCCGGTACTGCTTGAATCCATCAAGCAATACGCGCCAGAAGCGTTTGTCTACCTTCGCGGCCCTGAGTCCGTGATTGGCAAGATGGAAAACTTGTCCAATGTCCGCATCATGGTTGGTGAGGCTCGTAACTTCGGTGAGGACTACAACGACATCATTGACGATGCGCTGAAGTACCACACAGCTTGCATCGTCTGCAATGACGATGTTGTTTTGACCCCCACCAGCTATGCCAAACTACTTGAAGACGTTTCTACGATTCGTGAGCTGGAGCCTTCGGTTGGGTGGGTTGCTGCTCGTTGCGATGCTTCTCGCGCTGTGCAGAACATCAGGTTCAATCGGGAAGACGAAAAAATAGACATGATGAAGTTCCACGCTGAGAACTACATCTTCCCCACCGATGTGGTCAGCCCGATCTTTGCTTATGTTTCGCGTGATGCTTGGAACCACGGACGCTTTGGCCCGTTGAACTGGTACTCGGATGACGTGTCCTGCTTGGATATGTCAGCCAAGGGGTACTCGCATTACGTCTCCACTTCTTATGTCCACCACGTTGGGAGCCAGACAGTTGGCCTTGACGCTCAAAAATTAGTCCTTGAGGCTCTGCCTTGGATTCAGGAAAACCGTCCACAGTATGTCGAACAATTCTTTGGTTCTTAATTTAGGCTCTGGCAAAGATTGGCGTGAGGACTGCATCAACGCAGACATCCAGCGCCGAATCAAATCCGATTGGTGTCTTGATATTCAGGACGTGCATTGGGGTTCTTTGCTGGTGACGCGCAAAGGCGACTTCCGTGTGAAGCGTGAGATGTTTGACGTGATCTTGGCAAACGATGTTCTGGAACACGTGCCTGATCTGGTCAAGACCATGACCAACTGCAAGGAATTGCTCAAGGAAGGTGGCGAGATGCGCATCAATGTGCCGTATGACTTGTCGTATGGTGCTTGGCAAGACCCCACCCATGTGCGAGCGTTCAACGAGAAGTCATGGCTGTACTACACAGATTGGCATTGGTATCTTGGTTGGGAAGATCGTTTCCACCTGAAGCATCTGGAGTTCACGCTCTCAAGCGTTGGGGAAAGTCTAAAATTACCGCAAGATGAGATTTTGAGGACTCCACGGGCTGTGGACTCCATGTACGTCATATTGCAAAAGGGCAAGAAATGAAAGTTCCATACGAGTTTGAGTCTGAGTCACAAAGTGCTTTGCTCAATAAAGCCAAAGAGCAAATCGAAGACTTGATGGAGTCGAAAGACCCTGAAGAAGTCAAAGAGGAAGAAGCAGAACACCAGCCTATGGATGACTCTGATCTTGAGGCCATGATCGGTCAAGAGATCACTGACGCTGTTTCCTACATCGACTCAGACCTGTCGCCTATTCGTGCGATGGGAACTCGTTACTACCGTGGTGATGCTTTCGGCAACGAGCAAGAAGGTCGTTCGCAGATCGTCGCAATGGAAGTGCGCGACACCGTGTCGGCAATGATGCCTTCCCTGATGCGCGTGTTCTTCAGCTCAGAGAATGTCGTCGAGTTTGTGCCACGTGGCCCAGAGGACATCAAGAGTTCGCAGCAAGCCACAGACTACGCGAACTACGTGTTCTCGTCTGACAACAACGGTTTTATGACCGCATACGCCACGTTCAAAGATGCCTTGGTGCGCAAGTGCGGCATTATGGAAGCCGTGTGGGAAGAACGCGAAGAAGTGCGCGTTGAAGAATACTCTGGCCTTGATGACGCTACCTTGCAGATGTTGATGCAAGAAGGCGACTCCAAGGTAAAGATCGTTGTGTCTTACCCTGATGAAGACTCAATGATGGCAATGCCTACGCAGATCGACCCCGTGTCTGGTCAGCCTGTCATGCCTCCTCCCGCCATGTTGCATGACGTTGAGATCACTCGCGTCATCAAAGATGGTCGGATTCGTATTAGTTCCGTGGCTCCTGAAGAATTGATTTTGTCGCGTGATGCCCTTGGATTTGAAGGCGCAGCCATCATTGGTCGTCGCAAGATGGCTACCGTGGCTGAGTTGATCGAGATCGGCTATGACGAAGATGAAGTTCTTGAGAATGTCGGCACGTCTGACTTGGCTGACAACGAAGAAGCTCTGGCACGTCATGCACTGAACAACCAGCAGTTCCAAGACCAAAGCGCAAACCCAATGCAGCAGCGCGTCTTGTACGTTGAGGCTTATGCCCGTGTTGACTTTGATGGTGACGGCTTGCCTGAGTTGCGCAAGATTTGCACAATGGGTCCAAGCTATAAAGTTGTTCGCAACTTGCCTTCAGCTTACATCCCATTCGTCGAGTTCCCATGCGACCCAGAGCCACACACATCGCCTCTGGAAGCTGGTTCCATCTTTGACATCACCCACGATTTGCAAGAGATCAAGTCAGAGATCATGCGCAATATGCTGGATTCACTGGCTCAGTCGATTCATCCACGTACTGCCATCGTTGAAGGCCAAGTCAACATTGACGATGTGCTGAACAATGAGACAGGCGCTGTTATTCGTATGCGAGCGCCAAATATGGTGCAGACATTTGCACAGCCGTTTGTTGGACAAGCAGCTTTCCCGATGTTGGACTACGTGGACAGCGTAAAGGAAGACCGTACCGGCATGAGCAAAGCCGCTATGGGCTTGAACGCTGACGCTTTGCAGTCTTCTACCAAGGCTGCTGTTGCTGCCACTATCAGCGCAAGCCAAGGCCGTATTGAGTTGACTTCTCGTTTGTTGGCTGAAGGTATGAAGGCGCTGTTCAAGAAGATTTTGTTCTTGACGGTTACCCACCAAGATAAGGCGCGAATGATTCGTTTGCGCAATGAGTGGGTGCAGATCGACCCACGCGCTTGGGACACTTCAATGGACGTGACCGTGAATATTGGCTTGGGCAATGGCGACACCAACGAGAAGCTGGCTGCTTTGACTGCAATTGCAGCCAAGCAAGAGCAAGCCTTGCAGCAATTGGGCGTAAATAATCCATTGGTGACACCACAGCAATACGCTCGCACATTGCGCCGAATCGTTGAGTTGTCAGGCTTCAAGGATGCTTCGATGTACTTCAACGACATTCCTGACGATTGGAAGCCAGAGCCACAACAGGCCAAACCAAGTCCTGAAGAAGTGCTGGCTAAAGTTCAAGCTGAGTCCATCCAAGCTGACATCCAGAAAAAAGCAGCGGAACTAGAGCTGAAGCGTCAACAAATGATGATGGATGATGACTTTAGACGTGACCAATTAGTTCAAGATCGACTACTTAAACAATACGAACTTGAGTTAAAGTACAACACACAGATAAGCACTGCCCAAATCGTGGCAGAGCAGAATGTAAACAGCGAGGCTGTAAGACAGCAAGGCGCACTGGCTCAACAAGTTGTTCAGCAAGCGCAGCCAGAAGTCCAGCAGCCTATGCAACCCATCAACCCGCAAGGAATGGTCTAAATGAGCAATGAAGAAGCCGTGAGAAAAGGGAAGAAGGCCGAGAGTCTGATACAGGACGAAGCCTTCTCAGCAGCTCTGCTGCAAATGGAGAACGATGCCGTCTGGGTTTGGAAAAGTACGAAGCCAGAGGACACCGTGAAAAGAGAGAGCGCGTGGCACATGATTCAAGCCGTTGAGCAGTTCCGTACCCAGATCAACAAGATCATGGATAACGGCAAGATTGCTCAACGTGACATTCAACGCGCTCAGAAATCATTGGTATAAAGGAATTTGGAAATGTCAGACGGAAACGCCAACCCCACAGGGAGCATCCCCGCAGGTCCAATGTCAGTGGACGAAGCGTCCAATGCACTCGCTCAATTATTCGGCCCTGAAGAAGGACAAGCTGAAGAAGTAGATGAGGCGCAGTTGCCATCCGATGAGGATGGCGCGGCATCTGTCGATGAGGAACTAGACACGCAAGACGATCAGCCTAGTGACGAAACGACAGATGAACAGTCAGAAGATTCTGATGAAACCGAGGAAGACGAACAGCCGCAAGTTTTCTCCGTCAAAGTTGACGGTAAAGAAATCGAAGTGACGCTGGACGAACTCCAAAAAGGTTACAGCAGAACCCAAGACTACACACGAAAAACGCAACAGATCGCTGAAGCCCGTAAAGCGGTTGAAGCTGAAACTGCTGCTATTCGTGCCGAGCGTGAACAGTACGCTCAATTGTTGGGAGCGTTGCAACAGCAACTTGAGTCGGCTGGTGAACAGCCCGTTGATTGGGACCGTCTTTACACAGAAGACCCCATTGAATGGGTACGCCAGCGAGAGTTAGCACGTGACAAGCAGGAAAGAAAAGCAGCTATTCAATCTGAACAGCAGCGTCTTTCTCAATTGACGGTGCAGCAGCAGACAGAGGAAATGAAGACGAAACTTGCTCAAGAGCAAGAGTTGTTGATTGCTTCTGTGCCTGAGTGGAAAGACCCACAGAAGGCTAAAGCTGAAAAAGCTCTGCTCGTAGAATTCGGTCGCAAGATCGGTTTCAGCGAGGACGAACTCAAGAATGTGTATGACCACAGGGCAGTTATCGCGTTGCGTAAAGCAGCGTTGTATGACCAGATGGTGTCCAAGCGTAAGGACATCAAACCCGTAGTCAACAACGGTCCACGTCCAGTAAAGCCTAGTGCTGCTGGTCGGGTCTCCACAACAACTGAAGGTACTCGCGCAAAACAGCGTCTTGCAAAAACTGGTCGTGTCGATGACGCGGCTAAAGCAATTGAACTTCTTTTGAAATGAGGCACTTAAATGGCAATCGTAACTAACACATTCACCACCTTTGATGCAAAAGGCATCCGTGAAGACCTGAGCAATGTAATCACCAACATCGCTCCAGAAGAAACTCCATACATGAGCAACATTGGCCGCGAGTCAGTGAGCAACTCTTTGTATGAGTGGCAAACAGACACATTGGCATCTGCCGCTGCTAACAAGCAGTTGGAAGGTGATGATGTAACTTCGTTTGACGCTGTGACAGCTACTGTGCGTATGCAAAACTACGCTCAGATCAGCCGCAAGACAATCGTGTTGTCTGCTACTGAAGAAACCGTTAACAAGGCTGGCCGTAAGTCTGAATTGGCTTACCAAATCGCCAAGCGCGGTTCTGAGTTGAAGCGTGACCAAGAGTTCACCATGTTGAACGGCGCTATCGCTGCTGCTGGTAACAGCACCACAGCTCGTGGCACTGCTTCTCTTGGCGCTTTCGTCAAGACAAACGTGGATATGCAGACCAACGGTGCAAACCCTGACTACACCACTTTGCCTAACAGCGCACGTACAGACGGCAACGTCCGTACCTTCACTGAAACCATCTTGAAGAACGTGATTCAAAAGGTGTGGTCTGCTGGTGGTACACCAAAGATGTTGATGGTTGGCCCTGTCAACAAGCAGCGCGTGTCTGGCTTCTCTGGTATCGCATCAAGCCGTTTCAACATTGACGGTGGCGCAAAGCCAGCGACACTGGTCGGCGCGGTTGACATCTATGTAAGCGACTTCGGGAATGTGCAGGTGATCGCCAACCGTTTCCAGCGCGAGCGTGACGCATGGGTGATCGACCCTGACATGGCTAAGATGACCACTCTGCGTCCTTACCAACAAGTTGAACTCGCCAAGACCGGTGACGCTGAGAAGCGTATGCTGATCGTTGAATGGGGTCACAAAGTGTTGGCTGAGAACGGTATGGGCTTGGCCGCTGACTTGATTACTTCTTAATCAGACCAAGGAAAGGGGCGGGGAAACTCGCCCCTTTTTTTACATATGAACGAATCACGACTATTTGACTATGACGAGTACACAGGCATTAAAAAAGTCTGGCACTACGATGAGGAAAAAGACGAAGCAACGATTGAGACTTTACAAGACGTAAACCCAATCATTGAGATGAACAAGCTGGACTTGGCACAGTCCGACAACAATGGCTGGAAGGGTGAATTCCATCATGTTGCACGAATCCCTTTGTCTATCTACTACGAGCTGAAAGCTCAAGGTAAATTGGACGATGACGCTTACATGAAGCGTTGGCTCAACGATCCCGACAACCGATTCTTCCGAGTAAAAGAAGGACAAGTATAAAAAATGACACAAGAAACCGTTAAATATATTGCCGTATGCACACCAGCGCGAGATATGGTCCACGCAAACTTCACGTTTTGCTTGGTCAATATGGTGGCGTACCACACACTCAACACACCTGATGCGATTTGCCTAAAGATCAATCAAGGCACACTGATTCAGAATCAACGGGCTGATCTGTGCCTTGAGGCTATGCGAGAAGACTGCACTCATGTGCTTTTTATCGACTCAGACATGACTTTTCCGCAGGACATGGTTGGTCGTTTGCTGGCTCACGAAAAAGACATCGTGGCCACCAACTGCGCTCGTCGTCGTATGCCTACAGGACCGACAGCTCGTGGAATGGACGGCCAACTTGTTTACTCAATGCCTGAGTCAACTGGCTTGGAAGAAGTCGAATCTATCGGCATGGGTGTGATGCTCATCAGCCGAAAGGTGTTTGAGTCATTGTCAGAGCCTTGGTTTGAAACGCCTTGGCGCACAGATAAGCGTGGCTACATTGGAGAAGATATTTTCTTCTGTCGCAAAGCACAAGCTGCTGGCTTTAAAATCTACATTGACCACGATGTGTCGAAGGAAATCGGACACATTGGGACATTTGAATTTAGGCACGATCACACTTGGGTGATGCGTGACTTAGATAAAGCACAAAAGGCATCCTAATGGCACTCTCGACATACTCAGAACTGAAGTCCTCAGTTGCAGATTGGCTCAACCGCACAGACCTGACTTCAGCAATTGCTGACTTCGTGTCTCTGGCTGAAGCCCAGATGGAGCGCAAGTTGCGCACCCGTCAAATGCTTTCACGAGCAAATGCGACTATCGACACTGAGTATGCCGCTGTGCCAACAGACTTCCTTGAAGCTAAGTCGTTCAAGCTGTCAACAAACCCTGTCACTGCATTGGGTTTTGAGACTATTGATTCTTTGGATAACTTGGCTGCTCAATACCCATCTTCTGGCAAGCCACGGTTCTTCACAGTTGCTGGTGGCCAGTTCCGTTTCTTGCCAGTGCCTGACTCGTCATACACAGGTGAGTTGGCATACTACGCGAAACTAAGCAAGCTGTCTGATAGCAACACCACAAACTGGTTGTTAACTGCTGCTCCTGATGCTTATTTGTATGGCACTTTGATGCAAGCCGCGCCATACCTTCAGGATGATGCGAGAATTGGAACATGGTCAGCTTTGTATTCATCAGCACTTGATGAATTGCAAATTGCTGATGACAGGGGCGCAACGTCAGGTGGCGCTTTGATTGCTCGTGCGAAGTCTTTTGGATAAGGAATAAGAGATGTCATCTTTCACCGATTACACAGAGAACTTGGTTCTCAACTGGCTGTTCACAGCCAACTCAGCAACACGACCAACAGCTTGGTATGTTGGTTTGTTCACAGCAGCCCCATCAGATGCTGGTGGCGGTACTGAAGTTACAGGCAATGCCTATGCGCGTGTTGCAACAGGCACTATGAGCGTTTCTGGTACTTCTCCTACCAACTGCACCAACTCTGCTGCAATCGAGTTTGCTGCGGCTTCTGGCGGCAATTGGGGGACTATCACGCACGTTGCAATCTTCGATGCTTCCACATCAGGAAATATGCTTGGTTGGGCTGAATTGACAACTTCGCGCACGATCAATGATGGCGACATCTTGCGTATCCCTGCTGGCGATCTCGACATCACATTGACCTAAAGGGGTTTCATCATGGCCTTGGTGCTTAAAGATAGGGTCAAAGAAACTACCACTACAACTGGAACTGGTACGCTGACACTTTTAGGTGCAGCTACTGGTTTTCAGTCGTTTTCAGTTATTGGCAACGCAAATACTACTTACTACGCAATCATTGATTCTTCTGCTGGCGCATGGGAAGTCGGCATTGGAACATACACATCATCTGGCACATTGTTGTCTCGTGACTCTATCTTAGAGTCTAGCAACTCTGGCTCTGCGGTGAACTTTGGAGCCGGAAGTAAGGATGTGTTTTGCACATATCCTGCTGAAAGAGCTGTCGCTGCTGTTGACGGTTTAGTTGACTTGTCTTCACAAGTAACTGGAAATTTGCCAGTATCAAAATTAAACAGTGGGACAAGTGCATCTTCTTCTACGTTCTGGCGTGGTGATGGCACATGGGCTTCTGCTTCTGCTTCGGAATTTTCATCTGGAACAGCAATGTTATTTGTGCAGACTTCTGCGCCAACAGGGTGGACAAAAAGCACCACACATAATAACAAAGCATTGCGCGTGGTTTCTGGCTCTGCTTCTTCTGGCGGTAGCGTAGCGTTTACAACTGCTTTCGCAAGTCAAACGCCAAGCGGTTCGGTCAGTGTTTCTCAATCTAGTGGTGGCTCTGTAAATAGTTACACGCTTGCAACAGCAGATATTCCTAGCCATAATCACACATTACAAAGCCCAAGAGGTTCTGGTTCTGGCAGTGGTTTTGCAGGCGGTACTTTCTATAACTACAATTCTGTCATAAACGATTTATCATCAAGATCAACAGCAACAGGCGGTGGTGGTGGCCACTCCCACGGTTTTACTAACCCAACTTATAGCGGTTCATTTTCTGGTTCAGCTATTGACTTGTCGGTTCAGTATGTTGATGTGATTATTGCAACCAAGGATTGATATGCAGATCAAACCAGATAAATTTTGCCCTTTAATTAAAGAAGATTGCATAGGAATTAAGTGCAATTGGTTTACGCAAGTTCGTGGAACTAATCCAAATACAGGCCAAGAAGTTGATGAATGGGCGTGCGCCATTACATGGCTTCCAATGTTATTGATTGAAAATAGTCAGCAACAACGTCAGACTGGTGCTGCTGTTGAGTCGTTCCGCAATGAGATGGTGAAATCAAACGAAGTTGGCCGACAGTTATTGTTGTCTTCTGTTCAGGCTAACCAAAACATTCAAATTACACGAGGTTAATATGCAAATTACTGTAATTAACCAAGATAAAACCATAGGATTAGAAGGCGAGTTTTATTCGGGCCTTAATCTTGGTTTAAGCAATGACATTCATGCAATTCAATGGTATGGCACTTGGGGAGAAATTGAATACACCAGAACTTTGGTAGACGGAAAACCTTTCAAGCCAGAAAACACAACTATTACAGATTTCACGCCTTACGAATATTTGATTTCAATTTGGCAACAAGCTAAAACAGAATTGAAACTAGAACTTGCTCGCCTTGCAGAAGAAGAAGCGCAGTTCAAAATAGATGCAGCTACTAATGTGCAAGAAATTAAATAAGTAATGCCTTAACTGATAAATAAAACTAACTTATGTTTGGCATTACAGGATTTTCAGCAGCGCCTTTTTCGAGTACAGCAGGGGCTGTTTACTCGGAATCTGTCACGATTGCTGCTTCTAGTGCTTTAACTGCCGCAACCATCAAGTACACGTTTGGTGCTGCTACCGTGGCATCTACAAGTGCATTGAGCTGCTACTCAATCAGGTACGCTTTTGGTGGTGCGACCATTGTTGGCGAGTCATCAGCAACTGCACTTGCAAGCAGGGTTTATGACGCATCTGCTGCGATGGCAGACGCAAGCACATTCAGCTCTGCTGCCTTTCGTTATGCCGTAGGCTCTGCAACCGTAGCATCTGAGAGTGCTGCAAGCTGCTACGCAATTAGGTATGCGTCTGGAGGCGCAACGATTGTCGGTGTCAGTACAGCTTCATTATCAGCGTTGCGTTATGCAATTGGTCAAGCTCAACTTGACCCTGTATCTGAATTCACAGCAATATCGTCAGTTATCTTACGGACTCAAGTGACTATTGCTGCTGAAAGCGATTTCATATCTTCAGCAATCTACATCACTCAGCCATCAGTCACATTTACTTGCACTTCAGCAATGTACGCATTTGTTCGCAAGAAGTGGGAAAATGAGGGTGACACACCAGAAACGTGGAACGCAATCAGCGACACATCTGAGTCATGGACTAACATCAGCGACACAACAGAGAGTTGGACTGCTATCTCGGATAGCTCGTCAACTTGGACACCAATTGGAAACACATCTGAGACTTGGACTCGGATTAACTAAAGGCAGATCATGGCAGATACCACTACCGCAAACGTATCGTTAACCAAACCAGAAGTAGGCGCATCCGCTGATTCTTGGGGTACGAAGATCAACACCAACTTTGATACGTTAGACAACCTGTTTACTACTGGTCCTATTTTGCTTTTATCTAAAGGTGGAACTGGCGCATCAACTGCTTCAGCCGCAAGAACAAACTTGGGCGTATCAGCATCTGGTGTTTTAACATCTGCGTGGACTGTTACAGAATCTGGTGGAACTTTGTATTTTGCTTACAGTGGCACAAACAAAGCAAAACTTGACTCATCTGGAAATCTTACTGTGATCGGTAACGTCACTGCTTATGGAACGATGTAATCATGGCATTACCAACTTCAGGAGCAATCACACTTTCTGACATCCAAACAGAGTTTGGCGGTTCTAACCCTGCGTCTTTAAGTGAATACTATGCTGGTGGTACTTATGTTCCATCAGGTATTGTTGGCTATCCAGATGGCTCGTCAACTGCAATCCCATCTTCTGGTGTTATTTCCATGAAAAACTTTCATGGTGCTTCAAAGAATATTGATTTAGCTGTTCTTGTTGTTGGGGCTGGTGGCGGTGGTTCTGGTGGTGGTTATAACGGAAACAAGACAGGCGGCTCTGGTGGCTTTGTTGCTGCAACGCTTTCATTAAGTAAAGATTCAAGCATATCGATTACCGTCGGAACGGCTGGAACAGGTGGTAATGGAACAGGTGGAACATTCCTAAGCGGTGGAACAGGCGGTACTGGAGGCCAAAGTGCTTTTAGCACTTATGTTACATCTGACGGTGGAACTGGCGCTTCTGGAACTTCAGACGGCTCAACAGGCTCAACTTCTGTTTCTTCTCCTGCCACAGTAACAACAAGTTATTCAACTTACGGCCTTCCATCAAGTGTTGGAACTGCTGGAGGAACTGGCTCTGCTAATAGGCATGGTGGTGGTGGCGGTGGCGGATTCCACGGTGGCGGTGGCGGTGGAGGCGGCGCTAGTGACAGCACAGGTGGAGCCGGTGGCTCTGGAGTCACTACATTTGGCAATTCTGGCGGAGCTGGATATAGCACTACAACCGGTGGCGGTGGAGCTGGCGGCAATGGTTCCGCTGCCGGAGCTACAGCCACAAGCATTACTGGAGCAACTGGCTCTGGCGCAGGAGCTTCTGGTGGCAACGGACAAGGTGGTGGCTCAGGCTCAGAAAACGCTGGTGGTGGCGGTGGTGGCGGTGGTGGCGGTGTAATTGTTAGTTATGCCGGCTCAACTGCAATATTTACTGGCGGGACAATCACAACTTCAGGTGGTCGTGTATTTCATAAATTTACATCAAGCGGAACGCTTGGTGCGTATGGGGCATAAGCAAGATGGCAACAGTTGACGCAACAGACGCAAGACTTTCAACGCACGAAGAAGTGTGCGCAATGCGATACGAGCAGATCAACGCAAGACTCAAGCGCCTTGAAGGAATCATCATTAAGGCGTTCGGAATCTTGACTGTCAGCATGGCTGGCGTGATCTGGTCAACCATTACGCACATCAAGTGATGTGGACCCAATCAGTCTCCTTCTTATGGCGCAAAGTGCAGTTGGCGCTATCCGCGCTGGCTGTCAGATGCTCAGTGAAGGTAAGGCTGAAATTGGCAAGTTTAAGAAGCAAGTCGAAGGTGGCATCGCAGATGCCAAAGCAATCTACAAAGAAGTCACAGGAATCTGGGAATGGATTACTGGACTTTTTCGAGGCCCAAGACCGGCTAAATCTGTACTTGAAAAGCAAGCTACTGCATCCATCGAGCCAGCCAAACCATCCGCGAAAAAGTCCAAAGCAGAACCAGAACCAGAACTCAGCTACGAAGAATTCCAAGCAAGAGCGGTACACGAAATCTGTGAAAACCTGAAGGTTTACTTTGAGGCAATCAGACATTTAAAAGCACACTGTCGAGAACTTGAGGAAGAAGCTCTGACAACAGAGAAGGTTGCCGACAGTGCGATTGATAGGATTGAGATGCAGTGGCAGATGAAAGAACTGAATAAGCAGCTCAAGCAGTCAATGATTTATGGAACGCCACAAGAGCTTGGCCTTGGTTCGATGTACCAAGAGTTCTTGGCGAAGTACGATGAAATCTTGGAGGAGCAAGAAGTTGCCCGTGAGTTAAGACTCAAGAAAGAACGAGACAACGCATGGCGACACGCGCACCGCAAAGAAATCCTAACAGCCAAAGTGGTGTACGTGGTAGCAGTGACAATGGGTATTCTAGAGATAGTGGGGTTGTATTTCACTCTATGAAGGAATTTTGGTTCTGGGTGACTATCGTCACGTTAATCATCTTCTGTCTGATGATGCTGTCGTTTGTGATAATTCACACTGACAAGCAGCTCAAGAAGGTAAACGCTCTTGTGATTCGATTGGAAGAAAAGGAAAAGAAACGTGAGAAAACTCGCACTGACCCTGTTGATGTTGATTAGTCTTGCGGCCTGTGAAGACAGGTACAGGTATTTTTGCCAAGACCCACAAAACTTCAGCGCAAAACGCTGCCAACGCCCTGACTGTCTATTCACACAAGACTGCCCAGATTACTTAGTCGCACCTGTATTGGAGAAGCAAATTGCAGCACAACAACCAGCACCAGCAGCATCATCTGACCGCTGAAGAATTTGAAACCCGCATCTGGGGTTTTGTCGTTATCGTTGTCACGCTGATCTTGGCTGGCATCGTTGCTTTTATGCTTTACAGCTTGGCCTTCGTGGTTCAACCTTTGAAGTCAATGGCTCCAATGGACCAAGCCTTTGCCAAGATGCTCAATGACATTGTGTTGTTAGTGGTTGGCGGCATTGGCGGCGTGATGAGCCGTAAAGGTGTTCAAGCAGCAGCAGAGAAGATGGCGGCTCCACTGCCCCCAAAGACACAAACCGTAGCGCCTAGCACTTCCCCTGCGCCTACGGCTCCAACTGGGGGAATGTTTGATTTCAACTTTGGCGGCTTTAAGAATCCAGAGTTAGATGAAACTTGGGTTGCACCACCACCACCAACAACTCCACCAGAGCATTTGGAGTCTGATGATGTCAGAGAAGAAATTGCCTTGGCTAGAGCAGGAGAGCGATGATGGTAAACCCTTGGATGATTCTTGGGAGTATCAGTGTCGCGGTCACTGCATACTTTTACGGTCACCATGTCGGCTATGTCTTAAAAGACACAGAGGACCAGTTGGTGATTGCTCAGAAGAACGCAGAGATGAACCATCAAAAGGAACAGCAGGATGTTAAAGATGAAGCCACTAAACAAGAGTTTGAAACTAAGCTGTCTGGCGTTCTTGCTAGTCGTCCAAGGCTGTTCGTCAACACAACCACCAAAGGTGGATGTTCCACCACTGCCAGCGGGAATGGTCAAGAGAGAGCCGAACTTGACGGACAGACTGTTGAAGACCTTATCAGGCTCGTCGCAGAAGGCGACAGAGCCATCATTGAACTCAACTCCTGCATCGACCGCTACGAAGCCGTAAGGAAGACATTGCAATGATTACTGCTGAACAACTAGCAAAACTGCATATTGGCCCTGAATGGGTTGATGCCTTGAATGAGACATTTGAGCGTTTCAACATAAGCACACCACGCCAACAGGCCGCTTTCATTGGTCAATGTGGACATGAGTGCGGGAACTTTAAAGTCTTGAAGGAGAACTTGAACTACCGCGCAGCCACATTAATGAAGTTGTGGCCCAAACGCTTTCCTACATTGGAGGTCGCAAACCAGTACGCTGGTCAGCCTAGCAAAATTGCCAACAAGGTTTACTGTGACCGTATGGGAAACAGGGATGAGGCATCAGGGGATGCTGCTCGTTTTATTGGAAGGGGTTGCATCCAACTAACTGGATATAGCAACTACTTTCACGCATCAAAGGCAATAGGCGTTGACTTCGTGATGAATCCTGAACTAGTGGCAACTCCACAGTATGCAGCCATGACTGCTGGTTGGTTCTGGTCAACTCACAACTGCAATGCTTTGGCTGAAGCAGCAGATTGGGTCGGACTGACCAAGAAGATCAATGGTGGCACGATTGGTCTAGATGACCGCATAAAACACACGAATGAAGCACTGGCGGTTTTACAGGGCTAATTTCAGCGAAAATATAGGCCATGCAGAACTTCCAAAACCAGATAACAACGCCACCAACACCAGAACTCCCAGTTGCTGGTGTTGTGTATAGCGGTCAACTGGCAAACCAGACCAATGGAAGTCTGCGCATCTTCTTCACCAAGATCACAAACTCACTTCGTGCTTTGTTCGGTACTGGAGGCGCTCAGTTCATTGATGCGCCAAACGGCCTATTCTTCAGCACTGTTGACCAGACATTGGCTGCAACCAACACCAAGTACGATGTGACATTCAACGAGACTTACTTGAACAACACCGTAAGCGTTGTTGATTCGTCAAAGATCACTTGCACTGTTGGTGGAATCTACAACTTCCAGTTCTCTGGACAAGCCAAGTCAAACAGCGCATCTGCCAAGCAGATTTACTTGATGATTAACCGTGATGGCACTGACATTGGCTACACCACACGGCAAAACACGCTGTCTGGCTCAGACCAGCATATGTCAATCAACTGGAACTTCAGCATTGACATTCAAGCCAATTCCTACATTAAGTTGCGTTGGGCTGGTGACTCCACTGGTTTGACCCTTGAAGCAACAGCCGCAACATCACCACATACAGGCATCCCGTCAGCAGTTCTTGCTGTGAACTACGTTGCACCATTGCCTGTCACGCTACCAACACCACCGTAAAGAGCAATTTATGGCACTCGTACCACTCAAAATCCCTGCTGGTGTCTACCGTAACGGCACTGAATATCAATCATCTGGTCGATGGTTTGACTCTAACTTGGTGCGCTGGTATCAAGGCACTATGCGTCCTGTTGGCGGCTGGCAGAAGCGTTCAACCAATACTGTTTCTGGCTCTGCTAGGGGTTTGTTGACATGGCGCGATAACTCCAATGATCGTTGGATTGCCATTGGTACGCACACTCATCTTTACATCATGGGTGAAACTGGCAGCGTGTACGACATTACGCCAACTGGCTACACAGCCGGAAATTCTGGTGGCGAAGCCAAGTTGGGCTATGGCTACCTTGGCTATGGCTTATACAACTACGGTGTGCCACGACCTGACATTGGTGAAGTGACTCAGGCCACGACTTGGAGTTTGGACACTTGGGGCGCTTACCTTGTGGCTTGTGCCAATACAGATGGCAAGATTTACGAATGGCAGTTAAACACTGCAACTGACGCTGCTGTTGTAACCAACGCTCCAACAGGCTGCACAGGCATTGTGGTGACTGCTGAACGCTTCATCTTTGCTCTTGGAGCTGGTGGTGACAAGCGTTTGGTTAAGTGGTGCGATCAGGAAGACAACACAGATTGGACTCCTTCAGCCACAAATCAGGCTGGTGATTTCAACATCACTTCCAGCGGTTCATTGATGTGCGGAAAGCGCGTCCGTGGTTTGACCGTGCTGTTTACTGACGTTGACGTTCACACAGCCACATACATTGGCGCTCCATACGTTTACTCGTTTGACCGTGTTGGCACTGGCTGCGGTGTAATTTCCAAGCAAGCTGTTGCATCAACTGACAACTCTTGCATCTGGATGTCGAACTCAGGCTTCTGGATATATGACGGTGTAGTCAAGCCATTGCCTTGTGATGTGGGTGACTTCGTGTTGAACGACATCAACCGCGCTCAAGAATCAAAGATTTATGCGGTTCACAACTCGTCCTATGGCGAAATCTGGTGGTTCTATCCAAGCGGTTCTGCTACTGAGATTGATGCCTACGTGTCGTATAACTACCGCGAAGGTCATTGGGCAATTGGCAATATGACACGCACTGCTGGCACTGACCGTGGTGTGTTTACATACCCATTGATGGTGTCAACTGACGGCTATGTCTATGAGCATGAGACAGGTTTGGTTGATGCAGCAACGGACCAGCCTTTTGCTGAATCTGGACCAGTTGAGGTTGGCACTGGTGAGACGTTAATGAACATCACAAAGATCATCCCTGACGAGAACACCTTGGGTGATGTTCAGGTTAAATTTTCTTCACGTCTGTACCCAACTGCTGAAGAACGCAGTTTTGGCCCATATTCAATGGCTAACCCAACATCAGTACGCATCAATGGTCGTCAGGTGTCTGTGCGCGTTGAAGGCGCTAGAAGTGCTGATTGGCGCATTGGAAACATTAGGTTTGAAGGTCAGGCTGGTTCTAAGCGATGAAAGATTTGGCTGAATTTTGGAGGCTGCGCAAACACATCGAAGCGGCTTTAGAATACTCAGCAGGAACACACACGATTGATGATGTCGCTGAAGGTATTGCAAATGGCAACTTTCAGTGTTGGGAAGGTAAAGAGTCCATCATCATCACTGAGATCGTTGTCTACCCGCGACTCAAGGATTTGCACTTTTTCCTTGCTGGCGGCGACCTAGACGAAATCAGCCTTATGGAGCCACTCATTGCGGCTTGGGGCAAGAGTCTTGGATGTACGCGAGTCTCTCTTGCTGGACGCAAAGGTTGGCAAAAGAGTTTTTTAAAGGAAAGAGGGTACGAACCAAAATGGTCTGTACTTTCAAAGGAGTTGTAAATGTCTAAAGGCGGCGGCGGTTCTCAACAGCAGACCCAATCAATTGACCCACAAGCAAAACAAGCGTATTTGGATAACTTAGAGTTAGCCAGATCAACTGCTGGTGGTCTTGGAGTCCAGCAGTTTGCTGGCTTTACACCTGAATATCAAGCTGCTCAACAGAAGTTGACGAATCTTGGCATGGCTGGATTCACTCCAGACTCAATCAGCCAGTTTATGAATCCTTACCAAGAGGAAGTCATCAACTCTGCGATGGGCGATATTGAGCGTCAACGTCAAATGCAACAAGTCACTGACGCAGCTTCGGCTACTCGTGCTGGTGCTTTTGGTGGTTCACGCCAAGCTGTTCAATCTGCACTGACAAACGAAGCTGCCTTGCGTCAAGGCGCTTCAGCTTCTGCTCAGTTGCGATCACAAGGCTACGGTCAAGCAGCTCAGTTGGCTCAACAAGCTCAGGCTATTGGCTTGCAAGGTGCTGGCGCTGTGATGACTGCACAGCAGCAGCAGCAACTGCTTGAACAGCAACGCCTTGATGCAGCTCGCAATTTGCCTTTGCAACAGTTGGCTTTGCAGCAATCAGCTTTGTCTGCTCAACCAGCAAACTTGGGTATGACTGCATCAACACCAATGACAGGAGGAACCAATGGGGTTGGTGCTGTTCTTGGTGGTGCTGCTGGTTATTATTTTGGTGGTCCAACTGGCGCAGCCCTTGGCTCGTCAATTGGCGGTTTGCTGTAAGGAATCAAAATGGCAGGATTTAACTTTCTTGGTTCTCCTCAGTACACTGGCGGTGGCCTTCGCATGAACCAGCAATCCCCTTACGAGGACGGCATTGGATTTCGTCAACAGACTCCTATGATGACTCAAGGAGAAGGTATGACAATGGCATCAATGCCACAAAGTTTTGGCCAAATGCCAGCATCTCAAACTCTTGACCCAAACATGGCAATGTTTGCCATGAAGACGTTTCGAGACAACCAGCCAGTGGCTGCAAAACTTGTTCAAAATAACATTCCAATGGGTCGCCAAATGTCATACGAAGACATCATGCGCTCTTATGGAATCACAGGCTTAATGGGGTAAATCATGGCAACACAAGACATTGGCGGTTTGCTCTTTGGTCAGGGAGGTTCTGGCCTTGAGGAATATTTGACTCCTCAACAGCAACAGGGCATCAATAATCAAGCAGCTTTGGCTGCTGCTGCTGCTTTGTTCTCTGCTCAAAAGCGCCGACCAGTTGGCACTGGTCCAACTTTTGGCGAAGCAATTGGAGGCGCATTGATGGC